CAAATATAAACTACCTACAATTCAAGGTAAAGTTAAAACTATTTTTGATTCTAATCCTGCTGAATCATTAAGTATTCGTAAAGCAGCAGAACCAGAACCAATGGTGGTTGATATGGCAGTGGTTCAGTTACGTCAACCTAAACTGGTTGATGATTCCGATGTATCCATTCCTGCAAAATATCCTGATTATGTGCCATTCGGCTTCTTTAAAGATATGAGCAATATCATTGCTTCAAAGCAATTTTATCCTGTATTCGTTACTGGTTTATCAGGCAACGGTAAGACCTTGATGGTAGAGCAGGTATGTGCCAATTTGCAGCGTGAATGTATCCGTGTCAATATCTCGGTTGAAACCGATGAATCTGATTTGATTGGTGGCCCCACTTTGGTAAATGGCAATGTCGTTAACCGTGATGGTCCGGTTATCACCGCCATGAAACGTGGTGCTATTCTATTGATTGATGAAGTTGACCGTGGCTCAAATAAACTAATGTGCTTGCAAGGCATATTAGAGGGTAAACCATATTTCAATAAAAAATCTGGCGAGATGGTTTATCCTGCCAACGGTTTTAATGTAGTCGCTACTGCTAACACCAAAGGTAAAGGTTCAGAAGAAGGTCGTTACTTATCACAAATTCTTGATGATGCTTTCTTAGAGCGTTTCCCTATTACCGTTGAACAGGAATATCCTGATGCCAAAACAGAAGCAAAGATATTGGCACCATTAATTGATGATAGAGATTTTGTTAAAAATCTGGTTAAATGGGCTGATGTAGTACGCCAAACATTTGACCAAGGCGGTATCGATGAGATTATTTCCACACGCCGCTTGGTACACATTGCCAAGGCGTATTCGATTTTTGGTGACCGTATGAGAGCGATTGAATTATGTGTAGCTCGCTTTGATACCGAAACCAAAACGGCATTCCTAGACCTATACAGTAAAGTGGATGCTGATGTAGTGGCACCAAGCAATAATACCACGCAAACCGTTGCCACCGAGGTGCCTTTCTGATAGAATGGCCACCTGTAACAGTGAGTTGTCTTTTTATTAATTTTGATTTGGAGATTTATTATGGCTACATTAACAGTCCGTAAAGGTAAAGTAAACCGTCACGAGAAAATTACACAAGTTATGCTTTCAGGCAAACCTGTATCACCTGAAGAAATTCGTAGTGTATTCAAAGGCACAGACCAAGAATCGGTCTTGTATCGCTTATCAACCAACATTTACAATATCCGCAAAGATGGCGGCATTGTAAAAGTTATCAAGAATGGCCGCAAAGTACAGGCCTACCAATTGGTGAATTACACCGAGTTTGATGCTAACGGTCGTTATGTTGGCGCAGCTCAAGCAGCTAAAGCACCAAGCACACCTGCTGCGAAGCCATCAGTAAAAGAAACCGAAACCGTTTGAGTGATGGGGGCTTTGCCCCCTTTTTTATTATGGATATATTATGAATAATTTTTTGATTGAAATTGCTTATGATCCAATTCATAATGCTTATATGGCCTGTTATTCTAGTGGCCAAAATATTATATTGGATGCTACCACTTACCAAGATGCAGTATGTGAAGCAGATTTGATTGAATTGTGGGAGTATGCATGATGATGCCAGCAGGCCGATATTATGTCGGTGACCTATGTTATGTAATGAGTGATGCTGATTGGTCTGATATATGTGAATTCACCTTTAAAGATGGTGAACCTATCGATGGTGAATTTATACTTGCTGATGGCCGTAAAATTGCCACGTATAGAACCAAATGGGGTGATGGTGAATATTATAGCAATATCGGCACGGTGCATTGTGTCGATTCTGGTTCTATTGGTTGCATTTTAGAATCAGATATTGATATAGAATTAGATGATAGTAATTTAAGTTATGTTGGTGTTATGATGGATTTTGAAAAACCATTCTTAACAAGTAGTAATGATGGTATCATTAAAATTGGTTTTTTAGAGATTGATACCGATCCTGTTTTTGATGAAGATTATTAGGAGTAATTATGCAAAAATTTAAAAGTTTAATAATTAATGTCCGTTTATTATTGGTAGCTCTTTTGTTTATTGCTATGGCATTTAATGCTTATGCTCGTGATTATGGTATGGCCATTGTTGACCTTTTGTTAATTATCATTTTTGAATTGCAAGATTTGAACGATAAGTTTAAGTTATGAAAGTAGAAACATTCCTGGAGCGCCTCCAAGAGGCGCAACCAGTCCTCGACCAGTTTATCAAGGTAACCTCCGAAGCGTATGGAAACAACTCCTACGCAGCGGGGTACCTTGGTTCATTACTGGCCACAACCCTTCCGTACTTGTCAAAAAAACAATTCGATACTGTTATCAAACAGTTATCAAAAAACAATGTTATCTTTTCAGAAACATTATCAAAAAAGTAACACTAATAATGTGTTGTTCCTATACAACACCATGCTTGCCTAATCCTACCAAACCTGTATAATGGACTCATAAATTGATGAGGAGAATTATATGAATAACTTTTCAAATTTGATGAATGAAGTAGAAGCAATACGTGAAGCTTGGGGTTACGGTGTTCTCGAAGCGATAATTTACATTCGCAATAATGAAACACAATATCCATCCGAAGTACGCCGTGAATTAAAAGAATTTATGTTTCAAGGTGCTAGAATGTTTGCACCGAAGAATGGTTAATTATGTCATTACATGATTATCTTACCAAGTATAATTGGTATTTTAAATTAACCTCAAGGTTTACTTTTATGGAAATTTTATTTGTTATTGGAATTATTTTATTGATTATAGGAGAATTATTTTGAATTTCTTTACTGGTATTATTGTTGGCATTATTATTTCAACAGTTGGTCTGGTTAATATTGCAAAGTGGGCGGATCGTACTGCTGAATCATTTAAGCATGATGTAGTACAAGAGGCCACAAAATGATTTGGCTAATTGAATTAAAACAGTTCGTGATATTTACCTTTTTAGTTATGGCAATGGTGCCGCTTCAAGTGTATGCTGGGTACAGGTTCATAGACTATCTGGCAGAAATGCACGTTAAACAAAAGTACCGAAAATAATGCTTGACTTTCGGTTTGGTACCTGTATAATCAGTATGTTGTCCTTTGATATGGAGATTATTATGAAACGCTTAGTATTACTTGGTATGGTTGCTTCTTTAGCTGCTTGCTCTTCCACACCTAAATTTGAATCAAAAACAGAATCAAAAGAGGTTCGTACATTCGAAACTATTTCAACCTCTAATCACAAGCCTACCGTTGAGGCCTCTGCTACTGCTGCTAACGGTGGTATTCCTACTGTACCTGATTTCGAGGTACGTGCTTTGACCCGTACAGAAGTTATTGCTGCGGTCGACCAATGTAAAGACAATGGCATGAGTCCTTTTGTCGAGTATCTATCACAAAAAACTCCTTATGGCCGTGTAATGACACCTGTAAATGTCCATTGCAACCCTAACCGTAGAGGTAATCAATAATGCGTAAACTATTATCGGTGGCACTATTGGCAATGGCCAGTAATGCCTTTGCTGAAGGTGCTATTCGGTTCAATGACCTTGATGATGCCATTCACTTTGCAAAATTTCGTAATGCTGCTGATGGTGCTGCCGATACTGTTATACCAAGTGGTGAAAAACCATATGGCCAATATCGTGAGAAAGCACCTGCTCGTCAAACACACCAAGAGTATCTTATCGATGGTATGAAAGTTATTGTTACCTCTGAATACAAAGGTGAATACATTGTGCCTAAGCCAAAAGAAAAGTTTGATGCTAATAAGGCCTTGTATATGGAAGAATGTATTTCTTTGACACAAAATATGGATGTGTGTAAAGAATTATGGAAAGAAAGACAAAAGTGATGGCTGCATTAAACCACCTTACACCATTGGATATTTTTAATGCACAATCAAATGATCCATCACGAGTATTACGTATTCAAGGTTGGCCTATAATTGCCGAATATGTAATCGATCAAATTGGAATTGATTTAAGTGATGAAGATATAAAATATAAATTATGTGAGGATCTTGCCATACAATTATATAAACAAAATATGATTGAATTCACCAAAGAGTTTAGGGCTTGGCCTGATACAGGTAAAACACATTGCAGAGCTAGAATATTTGCAGTACCAAATACCGAAGTACAATTATTGAGATTACAGGGAATTATAAAATGAATGCTGCATACTTGCGTAAGATTGTATCGGATGAATTCCGTGAAATATTAATGTTTGCAGGTTTAGTGGAAGATTATCATTGCAAGACCAAGGTGCTTGATGATAAAGGCAAGACCTTGTATTATTCATTCAAAACTAAAATCGGTGAGTGCCGTGTCCAATCGTCACGTACCATATTCGTTAATGCGGTTAAATGTGGTAATCTACATGAGGCCAGACAAGAGCTATATAAGTATCTATGAAATGTTATGTTGACCCACCAGTAGGATGGAAATACGGATTTCCTAAAGTGTTTGACACCGAGGTTGATGGTGTAATGCGTGAATGGTTAATCAAAGAAGGTTATCCTCAGAGAGAAATTGATAAGTATGGTGAAAATTTTCATGTAAGGATGTGGGCATATGAACCAAAAGAGGTTTGAATAAATGAAACATGACTTTCAGGTGAAAGAAATAACAAAATTCCAAGCAACTGAATTTATACAAGAATATCATTATTCACCTGTTATGCCATCTTTGACAAAACACTTTTTAGGATTCTTTATACAGAATGAACTAAAAGGTGTTTTAACTTTAGGTTGGGGTACACAACCAAGGCAAACAATTAATAAAATGTTTCCAGGACTTGGTTCGAAAGATTATTTTGAAATTGGAAAAATGTGTATGTCGGAAGATATGCCTAGAAATTCCGAATCACAAATGGTTTCACTTGCAATAAAATGGATGAAACAAAATACAAAGTGTTTATTTCTATACACTATGGCTGATGGTATAATGGGTAAATGTGGTTATGTTTATCAAGCATCCAATTTCTATTTTGGTGAGAAATATTGGACAAGTGTATACATGATGGAAAACGGAGAGAAATTACATCCTCGGTCGGCAAAGGCCTTATGTAAAGAGAATGCTATATTCAGTAATAAAAATAAAATATTTTGGTTAACCAAAGACTTTATGTTGCACAAAGGTATTAGAAAAATTAATGGTTATATGTTTCGATACATTTATCCGTTGAATAAAGAAGCTAAAAAGATAATGAAAAATAAATCTACAATGACTTGGGGTTTAAATTATCCTAAAGATAAAGATTTAGAATGGTATGATGTAACCGATTCAAGTAATAAAACAAAAATAGAACAACCTAGTTTTACTTTTGAAACAGCAAAATATAATATCAAGAATATTGATGCACACAAAAAGACATCAACGTCCACTTTAGAACAATTTTTTTAATTATGGCCAATCTTACTGATGCATCCAAAGCCAATGAAAGTGGCCAAAATTTAGAATATAGACTCATGAGTTTTTTATGTGAGAAAAATATACCATTCAAACAACAAAAACCTGGTCAACCTGAAATTGATTTTATCGTTAATGGTGAAATTTATGTGGACTGTACCAATCAAAATTCAGAAGGTTCAGTACAAGAAAAGATACCACATAAAATATGGAAATACTATAAAAAATACCGATACAAAAATGTGTACATAATAAGAGGTTCTAAGATACCGGATAATACAGTTATTGAACATTGTAATGATATTGCAGATAGGTATAATTTTAAATGGCATTTGGTAAGTTTTGAAGAATTCTGTACATTCATTACACATGAAAAAATAAAAAACAAACTTGAGGAGTTTTTTACATGATTGATTGTATGATTATTGGTGATAGTATTGCAGTTGGTACACACCACTTTAGACCTGAGTGTGTATCATACTCACAAGGTGGTATTAATTCACAAGACTGGAATAAAAAGTATAAGACTATTGACTTACAGGCCAAAACTGTTATAATAAGCCTTGGCTCAAACGATATAAAGACCTTGCATACATTCAATGAGATTATGGCATTAAGGCAACGAGTAGATGCCAAGAATGTAATGTGGATTTTACCTGCAAACAAACCACATAAGGCAGACCTAGTTAGAATGGTCGCCAAGGCCTTTGATGATACTGTATTACCGATACCTGAGGTATCAAAAGATGGTGTACACCCGTCACCATCTGGTTATAGAAAACTTGCTGAAACTACTAAGGAGAAATAATGCCATTTGAAAAAGGATCAATCACATTAGACAACCTCGCTTCTGCTTTGGCAGGCGAGAGTCAAGCACATATTAAGTACCGTTACTTTGCTAAGATTGCTCGTGATGAAGGTTACGAAGATATTGCCAAACATTTTGAACATACTGCTGACCAAGAAATACTCCATGCATGGGGACATTTAGAATTATTGGTTGGTAAACCATCTACTAAAAAGTGTTTAGAGTTGGCCATTGAAGGTGAAACGTATGAATTCACCACAATGTATCCTGAATTCGTAGAAGGTGCAAAGAGTGAAGGCAACCAAATTGCATTGAATGAATTTAGAAACCAAATTACTGAAAGCTCAGAACACGCTGAACAGTTTAAAGAATTGTTAGTAAAAGCAGAGAAGCGTTTTGCTGCCTTGACTAAGGTTGAACAACGCCATGCTGCAGCATATCAAAAGAAATTAGAGGAGATACAATAATGGGTACCGATTACGTTTGTGTAGTATGTGGCCATGTACATGATGAGGCTACTGAAGGTAAATGGGAAGATTTGCCTGCTGACTTTGAATGTCCTGAATGTGGTTGTGGTAAAGAAGATTATGAGGCACTATAATGAAAAAATTTTTAGTTCAAACGGTAAACACCTATCGTATGAGTTATGTTGTTGAAGCAGAAGATGAAATTCATGCTGAAACAAGAGTTATGGATGGAATAACGACAGGTGATTTAAAAGAGTTTTCTCAAAAACACCTTGATGAGTGTATATACGATGTAAACAGAATCAAAAAGAAAGCATACATAGAACTCTTTGATAAAGATAATGCCTATTTGAAAGAATGGCCACTTAAAATGAAATATGAATTTGTTAATAAAGTTGATTCTGAGAATAAATCTACCGAATGGTGATGAATGAAGAAAATATTGGTAACAGGTTGTAAAGGTTATATTGGCAAGCATTTGATAAAGATGCTTGCCAATTATCCATATGAGGTATATGGTATTGATAATGTGCCTAGTTCTTATGGTAAGAACTTTGCTCAATTAGATATAATGTATGATGTCAATGATACACTATGGTGGTTATCTGATGTACCCACCGAGTTTGATACTATCATTCATTTAGCTGCAATGGTTAAAGTGAATGAATCGGTAGAAAAACCTTTTCTTTATTATGATACCAATATAAATGGCACAGTAAATTTATTACAATGTTTAGAGTTCAATAACTTTTTATTTGCCTCTACAGGTGCCGCTGAATCATGTGGCAGTCCTTATGCAATATCAAAACGTGCTACTGAAGATATAGTTGCCGAGTATTGTACCAAAATGAAACGCAATTTCATTAACTACCGCTTCTATAATGTGGTAGGTTCTGATGGCTTCCCTCCAACCAATCCTGACGGGTTATTCTATAATCTCATAAAAGCAGAATCGACCGGTGTATTTAAAGTGTATGGTGACGATTGGAACACGAGGGACGGTACCTGTGTACGTGATTATCTTCATGTGAATGAGGTTGCCAAGGCCTTAATTAATGGTATTGAAAACCCCACTAATCAAATTGAAAACTTAGGTAGTGGTAATGGTACCACAGTTAAAGAGATGATTGGTAATTATATGTTGGCAAACAAATGCAGATTTAATATTCAGGTCTTGCCAAGGAGACCAGGTGATGTAGAATCTATGGTGTTAAAGAATGTTTCACCACTAATGGAACATATGTATTCACTTAAAGACTTGATGATGAAGCCATGAAAATCTATATAAGCAATTACCGCAACCATTGGTTATCACCATATACTATCTTAGAGAAGATTTATTTCTGGCGTAAGATTGATTATGATGAGCCAATGATTAAACGGTTATCTAACATACTCAATCCATTTTGCACGGCCTTACATAAGTTTCTGGACTTTATTCATCCTGAAATTAAGTATGTAAAGATTGATCCTTGGGATACATGGTCAATGGATACTACATTGGCTCATATCATTCTACCTATGTTACAGCAACTCAAAGAAACCCAACATGGTGCAGGTTATGTTGTTGATGAGGATGTACCAGATGAATTAAAATCTACCTCTGCACCACCAAAAGAAAATGAATGGGATACCGATGATAACCACTTTAAACGGTGGGAATGGGCACTTGATGAAATGATTTTCGCTTTCAAAAATACCATTGATGATTCATGGGAAGATGAATTCAGATCAGGTAAGATTGATATGGTTTTTGTGCCTGTTGATAAAGATGGTAACGAAGTACCAAAAGAAGAATCCAAGTTTTCAGAAATGCGTAATGGACCAAATCACACATACAAATGTGATTATGATGGCATGAGAAA